AACAGCTCTTTTCTGTACATTATATGATATTTCTATACATATAATTATCTTACATAATGGAAACTTTAGAAAATCCTTCCTCTTTTTTAATATCAATAAAATGTTCTACCATATCTCTCATAACATCGATATGAGAAATAATCATCATAAAATCAAATTGTGTCTTAAGATAATTAAATAATAAGTAAATTTGATTCATATTTTCTGAATCCAATTGTGTAAATCCTTCATCAATTGCAATAAAGTTTGGCTTAGGTAAGTTGGTAATACTAATTAATGAATTTCTAATTGCTAATGAACTAATAAATCTTTCCATTCCAGATGTTAATTCTAATGGCCAAAAATTATCATCATCATAAACAATATAAGCATTAATATTTTTTTCGTCTGTTTGAAGTAGAATAGTAAAATCAACCAATTGACCTAATACATTATTAATTTCCATTTCAATTTGAGGCATTACTTTACAAATTAAATCATAAGGAACGCCATTACGATTTGTAGCGGAAAGATATAATTCGTAAAACTTATATTCTCTTTCCAATGTACGTAATTTTTCAATACTATCTAAAGCATTTTGTTTATTTTGTTTTTCTAATTCAATGCCCGTTGTTAATTTAGATATTTCAGAATTTATATTGGCTAACTCATTTTTATGTTTTCCTAACTCTTCTCTAATATTTTCAATTTGCTCTTTAAATGATAAGTTAAATTCGATAGCTTCTTTATTTTCATTATACTTATCAATAGCTAAAGTAACGTCTTTAACATCACTTTGTGAATTTGATAATAAAAGTTTATGAGCTCCTAAATCTAAATCTAATTTTAATTTATCATCCTTAAACTTTTGAATATTATGTTTAACAGAATTAACATTGTTAAATTTTTCTTCGTATATTAATAAACTTTCTATTAAAGAGGTTAACGAATCTTTTTTATTCTCTAACTCTAAAATATCATTTTGATGTGAAGATAAACTTTCTTTAGTTTGAATTGCATCTTTTACGAAAATGTTATTCATACAAAATGTACAATTTTCATCATACTCTAAGCTTTCCAATTTTTTCATTTTGTCTAGAATATGAGTTTGTTCTGTTTGTTTAACTCTTAAATCAGATTCTAATTTTTTAAGTTGCTCTTTATACAATTTTAGTTGGTTTAAAGCGCTTTCTATCTCATCAATATCAAATGTATTTAGAGTATCTGATAAAGTTCGTATTTGATCATCTAAATTACCAATTTTAATGGTTATTTCATCTATTTTGCTTTTATAAAGTTCAACACTATTATTAGATTTTTCAAGTTGTACTTCTAGGCTCTTTAAATCGTAACTTACATTTGATAGAGGTATTAACGTAGATGCAATATCTAATAAAAGACCTTCTTTACTAGTTATTAATTTCTCATGTACATCACGATGTTCTTTTAAAGATTTGATTTGTACTTCGTTAGTTTTTATAATTGTATCTGCTTGGGATATTTTAGTACTAAAATCTTGTTTTTGTAAATCTTTTAAAAGAGCATGAACGTCTTTAATTTCTTCTGTGGCTATTTTTTGAAGCTCATCAAAAATATTAATATCTAAAAATTGTGAAAGAAGTTCTTTACGTTCTTTTTGAGACATTTCAATAAATCCAGTATTGTTATTTTGAGCGATAACTGAAGTTAAGATAAAATCTTTATATGTTCCTAAATATGTTCTGATAATAGCATTTGTATCATCACGTTCTTGTCCATTTAAAGAAACTTGATTTCCTAAATCATCAATTGTATAAAAATTAACTGTTACTCTTACATGGCCTGTTTTATTTTTAATTCCAATACGTTCGATAAAATATCTCTTGTTATTAATTTCAATTTCTAATTTACAAGAGAATGTATCTTTTTTATTATTTAAAACATAAGCAGCTTTATCTGTTTTTGTAGATTTATCAAAAATACAATATAATAGCGAATCTAATAATGAACTTTTACCGCTACGATTAGAAGCAAATAATCCATAAATACCATCCATTTGACTAAAATCTATAACGTTATTTTCTCCATAACTAAACATATTAGAAAATTCAAATCTGATAAGATTATATGTTATATTTTTAGATGTATCTAAACTCTGTAGCTTAGAATTAATAACTCTGTTAATATGTCGTACGCCATCTAGTATTTCGTCTTCATCAATATCTAATCGATTAGTTAAGTAATCAGTTAATAATGAATTTTGATATTCAATATCTCTAACATTACCTAAAGATATTTTAGAAGTATTAGTAGTATCTTTATGAAAATCTTTTACTTTTTGTGTTACAACATCTTGAACATTATATTTTGATTTTAAATCTGCTACTATAGTTTTTACTTGAGAAGATGTTGTATTTTGAAGCTTTAATTTTATTCTAGGCTTTTTAGGAAATTTAGCTGGGTATGAATTTACTATACCATTACTAATTTCTAAGGTAACATATCCATAATCATTTTCTACTTCTATAAATTTAGATTCGCCTGTACTTATTTTCCAGACCAGTAAACCGTGAAAGTCTAACGTTTCTCCAAAATTTTGTTGAATAAGACTAGAAGCGTATGCTATCGTTTTATCTGAATTTAAATATTGGAACTTATGAATATCTCCTAACAATGTTATTTTATGATCTGCAAATGTTTCTGTATTTACATGGTCATTTGTTAATTGAAATCCGACAGCAGTTGAAGCTTGATTAACTGCTCCGTGATGAAGAGCAATTTTAATTTTATCATTTGGAATGTCAGATCCTTTAATAAAATTAACTGGTTTATCTGCTACTCCCATTACATTAAAATAAACATTACCAAATTCATAAACACCGGTATTTTTTAAATAAAATAATTTTGGATGTTTAAGAGCGTTAATGATAGGTTCTAAAGCATCTAATCTAGTTTTATTATTTAAGTTCATATCATGGTTACCAGTTATTACAATTGTATCTGTAATATCCGCTAAAGACCTAAAAAAGTCTTGAATCATGTTTATTTGCTCCGGAGACATATCTGTTTTAGAATGTGCAATATCTCCAGCAACATAAATAATTGTATTTGGATTTTCTGTTACAAATTTACTGCAGTAATCATATAATCTAGAAAATACAGTACGATATTCTTCGTGACGCTTTTGTAATCTAATATGAATATCTGCAATGTGAATAATGTATTCAATGTTACTTATAGATACATTATCTATTTTATGAATTTTAATCATATATTTAATTTATACTTTATCAAATCTCCAAATGATAAAGGTTTTGTTTCTTTAATAATTTTAACCATTCTTTCAAATCCAATTTCATTTGGATCTTTTTCATCAAGGTCTACAAAATATACTGTAATACCCTCATCCATAAATTCTTCTGCTACATTTAGTGCTTGTTTTTGAGCATCTTTATCTAAGCAAATATAAACTTCTTTTACTTTCTTTTCAATTAATCTTTTTCTAAGTTCATTAGGAATTGTTTTACCAAATAATGGAATAGCATTTCTTTTAATTGTCATTGCATCAATTGCACCCTCAACTAATACTATAGGTAAATTCCAATTAATATACAATTCAAATCCAACTATATCTTTACTTATATTTGGATTTTTATGTTTAAAATCAGACCCATAAAAATCTCGTCCTACAAAGAAATTTAAACTTCCAGATAAGTTATAACTTGGTATAATAATTTTATGTCTATATTGACCAGATTCACAAAATCCCAAATGATACTTTATAATATCAAAATTCGTAAATCCTCTATTTTCCCTTAAATACTTTAAAGCATTTCTATAATCTGGAGTATTCTCTGCTTCTAAAAAAGATTTATATTCCGCAGGTAAAGATAAATGTGTTGATGAGTTATTTGAATGTTCTGTAAATAAACTATTAATATCTTTTACTACAACACCTAAGGCTTTATTTAATTCTACGATCTTTTCGTAACCAGCATTTAATTGCTTGTAAAGATTAATTAATTTACGACCCCTTTTTTGACATACCCAACAACTCCATGGATTTTCTCCTTTGGTATTAGTAAGCATTTGAATCTCTAACTTACGTTTGTGATGGTTACAAAATGGGCAATAGTATGCCACATTACCATTAGATGTTTTCTTACCTTTTCCTAATAATGACTCTACCGAAGAAACTAATTTAGTATTATCCATATAAGATAATATAATAAAAATTTCTTATTCTTCTAGCCATTCAGCAGGAATTTCTTTTGCAGCCCACATATATCCATGTTTGTCTGCCCAATCTGCGTAAGTTGTTTTTGAAGCTTTTGTTATTTTATTATTTGGAGTTTGGAATAAAAGACGTATATCTAGTTCTGGGTTTGCTTCTTTTACTAGTTTCATCTTTTTCCTATCTGCTGTAGTAAAACGCCCTTTTGTTTCGATATACATTTTATCTCCATTACGTTTTGTTAAGATAAAATCAGGAGTATATGTAGCTAATCTTTCTGGGACAGTATATTTTAACTTTTCAGTTTCGTAACTCCAGGCTTTACCAGTGGCTGATAATTGTTCTGATATTTTATCTTCTAAGCCAGAACGATATCCGTGTTTACGAGCTAACGCTCTTATTGAAAATTTCTTTTTTGCCATAACCTTTTATTTTTATTTTATGAACGATCAAATCGTATTTCAAAGTTTAAATCAATATCATTTCTTTTCGGAATTGGTGTTCCTAATTTTGCTACTGCAACTAGATCTAGATTTGAATTATATAATCCAATTGTTGTTATATAAGGTGTAAATTCAGACCCCGTTGCAAACGAAACTAAAGACCCTGTGATATCATATAATGTAGGATTGATACTAGTATTATAATCATTCATAGGAATATTAATATAATACTTAGATTGTTCAATATCTAAACTACTTTTATATGTTAATGTAAAATCTTTTGAAAATGATGAAGATATTAATTCATTTTGGTATGGAGAATATATTACCATTCCTTGATCATAAAATACATTACCAACTTTATTAGTTTGAAGCGCTGAATAATCTGTATCTGTTAATGTTGCTAAAGATGTAATTTCATTTTGAGTTAATGCTCTGTTATAAAATCTAACTTCATCTAAACTTCCACTAAACGTCATTAATCCTATAGTATTTGCAGATCCTAAATATATACTACTTTTGTTCGAAACTTTACCGACTGTAGCATCTGTAGAAGAACCCTCAAGCGTACCGCTTAAATAACACTCTAAATTACTTCCAGTTTTTTGAAATACCACATGTTTTGTAGTAAAGGATACATCGCCAGATGGTGCAGATATACTAGAGGTTATAAATCCATCTGATTTTCTAAATGTTAAAGTTTCAGCAGGGCCGTTAAATGAAATATCAAATGGATATGATTGTAACAATGTATCATCTAACCATTTTTTAGATATTACTGACTGATCTGTAGAAGATATATCTTGCGCGTTAATCCAAAATGATATTGCAAAGTCATTATCAAAAGTATTAAACCAGCTATCTAAATCATCTTTAACTTGTACATAAGAAGATGACCCGTTAAAATTTGCTTGATAACCATAGCTATAACTGCTAGCAGAAATTCCCGTAGAATATGTTATATCTTTACTGTAATAATTTTGTGGAATAAAACTAGAATCAAATCCATTATTGAAACCTAAATAAATAATGTTATTCGAAGCAAAACTAGATGTATTAATTCTAGTATCTATCAATTCATAATTTCCATTATCTTGCAAAGTTATTGATTCATTTGCTTTACCTGTAAATGTAATACTTAAACTACTAGGCTTAATCTTATCTCCAATTTTAATTCTTGGAATAGAATAAGATATTAAATTATAATTTAAATTTCTATTAAAATTGTTAACAGTATAGTTAATATATCCGAAATTACTATACGGCTCGTATAATAAATGATTAATGGCTATATAAGTATTTTTCATATAGCTACCATCTGAATTTTGTAGTTCTCCTATAGCAGATGATGCACTTATGTTTACATATGTATTTGAATAAATTCCACGTAAATATTTAAAATTAGAATCTGTAAAAGATTGAGATGTAAATACCCAGTTTTTATGAGCTGTATATTTTGTTACATTTGAATCTTGTATAGTACCAAATACTTTTATATCTGCCATTAACTCTTATCTTTATTATAAATATCGATAAGATAATATATTCAGTAAAAAAGCTCGAATGAACGAGCTTTCTTTATATTTTTAAAAATCTATTTTTACTTTAATTAATAATTCTCTATCAAATGATTTTAATAAAGGTTTACTTAATTTTGCTACTGCGACTAGATTATAATTTGAATCATATAATCCAACCGATGTAATATATACTTGAGGATTACCATACATCGTAGGTTGTGCTAATACATTATTTGAACCGGTTACAAATGTCGGATTATTTGAAAAATTAAATTCTCCATTAAATGCTCTTACAAATACAATTTGTGATTTAATAGATTCTTGATTTCTTGCTGTAAATCCGTTTGCTGCGCTAATTGCTGCTGCGCCAGATATTGATGTATATAACTTCCAAGCATTATCTCCACCTGGTACTGATGATGACCCAGTTTCTGTATAAGATGCAGTTACTGTATTAAATGAAAGATTTGAATTTAATCTATCTCCATTTAACACGATTAA